AAAGAATTTTTAAATTGGATACTATCAACAGATAAACAAGACCATAGTAAGATTTTTAAAGATAATATAAAACCATTTGAGATATTGTTCTTTTCAGTAGGTGCAGAGATATTGAAAAACATAAGTGGATATATGGCAGTTAATCCAGATAAAACAATTCAGAAGATGAGAAAAGAAATGATTAGTGCAATGAAAGATTTGCAGAAACCAGACAAAATAGAGAAATTAAAAAAACTAAAAATACAAATCGAAAAACTACAGAAGATTGGTGGGTTAAAAGCAATCGTACCAAGTGAGGGTATAGTGTTTAAGTATAAAGGTAACACATACAAGTTCACAGGTGCATTTGCTCCAATTAATCAAATATTAGGTAGTATAAAATTCGGTTAAGGAGTTATAATGGCAGGATATAGTAAAGAGATGGAAAGAGCCAATAAGGCATTAAAAGATTTAATGTCAGGCAAAGACCATGAAAAAGAATATGTTCAAGTAGGATACGAGGGTAAGAAAGAAGACCTTGGTGGAAAGACCCGAGAATCAGAACTAAGTAAAGTAATGCAATCGATTAGGATGCCTTTGTTTTGTCCTAAATGTAAAAAAACAATGAAGAAAAAACTTGATGATAAGTTTTGGAAAACAAAAGGACATTGTTTTGATTGTCAAATAGAATTTGAAAATAAATTAAGAGTTAAAGGTGAGTTCGATACCTATGCTAAAGAAATTATCAATGGTAATAAAAAAGCATTTTTAAAGGATATGAAACAATCACTTGACGAATTTGAAGAAACTGGTGGAAAAGTTGAATGGCTCAATTCAGTTGGGGTTCAAGATGTTGAACTCGAAAAGGAAAAATGGGAAATGGGTGAAAGTGAATTTGCTAAAGTAGTAGATGAAGCTAAAGAACATATAACTAAATTAGAAAAGGCAATTGAAGATGAGTCAAAAGAACTTGATACTACCAGAGAAAGTAGTAATTGATTTGATGGCGTTGACCTCACGATTAGGTGAGATAGCAATTGATTACAATAACAAAATTGGTGGTACAGAAACCGAAAATTTAGTAAGATTGTATACGAAAGTAATCCATAAACTCATGGATTTAGAATACCAAGATTTGAATAATCCAAAGGGTTATTCATTTGAAGAACTCTTAAAGAGTGCAGGAATAGATAAACCTAACAAGGGAGAAGAATAATGATAGGTGGAATACTGAATTTCATCATGGGACTTTTTGGTGGAAAGAAAAAAGAAGAAGTTAAAAAGTTAGATGAAGCAATTAAAGTAAAAAATCAAGAAGTAACTAAACTTGAAAAAGAAGTAGTGAAACTTGAGAAGAAGAAGAAAGTCAACAAAAAAGAAGTTGGTAATCTTAAACGAAAAGTAACCAATACTAAAAAACAAATACTTGCAGCTGAAGAAGCAGTAAAAACAGATAATGTTGATGATGCAGTAAAATTTTTGAAGAAATTTAGTAAGTAGTATATACTTATATATATGAGATATTTTATTTACATATTATTTCTTGGTTTATTGTTTGGGCAAGATAACAAAACTTTTACCTTTTCAGAGGAAGAAGTTCTTGGGTTCACTAACAAAATCAAAGAATTAGAGTTAAAAGATAGTTTGAATGTATCTTTAGTAGGAGATTTGGAAAAACAAATTTTCCTATTAGAAGATAATGCATTATCTGATTCACTAATTATTGATTTTAGAACACATCAACTTCAGTTACAAAAAGAAACTATTAATTTGTATAAGGAAAAAGTTAAAGTGGTAAAACCTAAATGGCACGAAAACAAATGGTTATGGTTTGTTTATGGTGTTGGTGCTACAGCAATTTCAGTTAATCTTGCAGGACAAATAACAAACTAATGGCAACACAGATAAAAGAAGTAATCAAACAAGAGTATATTAAGTGTGCTCAAGACCCGGTCTACTTTTTAAAAAAGTATTGTATGATTCAACACCCGATTAAGGGTAAGATACCTTTTTCATTGTATCCTTTTCAAGAGGAAACAGTCAAAGAGATTAAAGATAATCGTTTCAATATTATTTTAAAAGCAAGACAGTTAGGTATCAGTACTTTAACTGCAGGATATTCTTTATGGTTAATGACATTCTTCCAAGATAAAAACATCTTGGTAATTGCAACCAAACAAGATACTGCAAAGAACTTGGTTACTAAAGTTCGTGTGATGCATGCAAATTTACCATCGTGGTTGAAACAAAAATGTGTTGAGGATAATAAATTAAATCTTCGATATGTAAATGGTTCACAGATTAAAGCAAGTGCAAGTGGACCAGAAGCTGCTCGTTCAGAAGCTCTATCATTATTGATATTAGATGAGGCTGCATTTATCGATAAGATAGATGATATATGGACTGCATCTCAACAAACACTTACAACAGGTGGTAGTTGTATTGCACTTTCAACACCTAACGGAGTTGGTAATTGGTTTCATCAAACTTGGGTTCAAGCAGAAGAGGGTAGAGGATTGTTCAATGATATTAAATTACATTGGACGGTACATCCAGATAGAGGACAAGAGTGGAGAGATGAACAAGATGAACTATTAGGTTTACAAGGTGCTGCACAAGAATGTGATTGTGATTTTATCACTTCTGGTACATCAGTTATTGATGGTGTGTTATTAGAAAATTGTAGAACAAAGAGTGTAAAAGACCCGATAGAAAAAAGAGGTATTGATGGTAATTGTTGGATATGGGAACCACCAAACTATACAAGAGATTATATAGTATGTGCCGATGTAGGTAGGGGTGATTCAAAAGATTATAGTGCATTCCATGTAATTGATGTAGAGAATGTAGAACAAGTTGCTGAATACAAAGGTAGGTTGAGTACAAAAGATTTTGGTAATATGTTGGTTAGTATTGCAACAGAATATAACGATGCATTACTAATTATAGAAAACAATAATATTGGTTGGGCAACAATCCAACAAGTAATAGATAGGGATTATCCTAATCTATTTTATACGAGTAAGGATTTACAATACATCGATGTACAACATCAGATGAATAATAAATTCAGAAGTGAAGAAAAGAGAATGGTGGCAGGATTTTCAACGACAATGAAGACACGCCCACTAATTATAGCTAAGCTAGAAGAATTTTTTAGAGAGGAGAGTGTAGTAGTTCGTAGTAATCGTTTGATTGATGAATTATTTACTTTCATCTACAATAATAATAGAGCCGAAGCAATGACAGGATATAATGATGATTTAGTCATGTCCTTTGCTATTGGCTTGTGGGTTCGTGATACTGCATTAAGATTACGAACTGAGGGAATTGAATTAACAAAAAAGACTCTTAATAGAATGCAAGATATTGATGGTCTTTACACACCCGAAGAGAACAAAAATGATTCTTGGGAATGGGATGTAGATAAAAAGAAAGAGTCATTAGAGTGGCTCTTGTAAGTGAGGTAAAAAATGGCAGACAAAACATTATTCGGTAGACTGAGACGATTGTTCTCAACAAATGTTATCGTAAGGAATGTCGGTGGAAAAAAATTAAAAGTAGCAGATACTGAACAAGTGCAGGCAGCAACAAAGTCACACTTGGTTGATAGGTATTCAAAACTACATAGTGGATTGGATATGGCAAATAGTGGATATTCAAGTTTTGCACAATTACAACAAGCAAGATTAGGATTATTCAAAGATTATGAAACTATGGAAGCTGATTCCATTATCGCATCTGCACTTGATATTTATGCTGATGAATCTACAATGAAAAATCCATATGGTCAAGCATTAGAGATTCAAAGTGATAATGATAATATAAAACAAATCTTACATAATTTGTTCTATGATATCATGAACATTGAATTTAATCTATGGCCTTGGACAAGAAACCTCGTAAAGTATGGAGACTTCTTTTTATACTTAGATGTAGAGGATAAGTATGGTATCACGAATGTAATACCAATATCTTCATACGAATTAGTTCGTTCAGAGGGTGAAGACCCAGAGAATCCATATTATGTAAAGTTCTATATGGAATCACAAGAATCACAACATCCTTATTTTACTCGTTCAAGTAAAGGTAAAAAAATAGAATTTGAAAATTTCCAAATTGCACACTTTAGATTAGCAAGTGATAGTAATCTAATGCCTTATGGTAAATCTATTTTAGAAAGTGGTAGAAAGGTTTGGAAACAATTAACTCTTATGGAAGATGCTATGTTAATACATAGAATCATGAGAGCACCAGAAAAAAGAGTATTCAAAGTGGATATTGGAAACATACCACCAAATGAAGTTGATAACTATATGCAAAGAATTATCAACAAAATGAAGAAGACTCCATTTATGGATGATACGACTGGTGATTATAATTTGAAGTTCAACATACAGAATCTTACAGAAGATTTCTTTATGCCAGTTCGAGGTGGAGATAGTGGTACAAATATCGAATCACTACCTGGAATGACTTATGAAACTACAGAAGATATTGAATATCTAAAGAATCGTTTATTGGCTGCACTTCATGTACCAAAAGCGTTCTTAGGATATGAAGAGGGATTAGGTTCAAAAGCAACATTAGCAGCAGAGGATGTTAGATTTGCTCGTACTATTGAAAGAGTTCAAAGAATTCTTGTTAGTGAGTTAACTAAGATTGCTGTTGTACATTTATACTCACAAGGGTATACAGATGCAGAGTTGGTAAACTTTGAACTAAACCTAACAAGTCCATCTACAATTTATGAACAAGAAAAGATTGAATTGTGGAGTAATAAAATAAATCTTGCTCGTGATATGAAAGATAATAAGATGATGAGTACGGAGTGGATTTATAAGAACATCTTTAACTTCTCTGATGACCAAATTGATACAATGGATAAAGAGTTGGTACATGACCAAAAAACTAAATTCAGATTTGACCAGATTGAATCAGAGGGTAATGACCCAGCAGATAGTGGTGAATCAGTAGGTACACCAAGTGATATGCAATCAGGTGGTTTTGACCAAGAATCAAAATCAGGTTCAGTATTTAAAGACGAGGGTGGTGCACCAGAGGGTGGATTTGATGGAGCAGGAAGACCAAAGGAAGTTAGTAAATATAACAAAGATGGTAGTGCAAGAGGTAGAGAACCACTTGGTAGACCAAAGATTCCGATGGCTTTAGCACATTATGATGGTTTGAAAAAATCATTTGGTAAACAAGCTAGAGAAGTTTTGAAAGAAACTATGGATAGTGAAAAAATTAATGAGGAATATAAAGATTTCAAGGAAGATAAATAACGATTTCTTGAAAGTTTTATATTTATATATGGTACGAATAATTAAAAATATTGGAGTGTTTGATGTCAACCCAAAAGAAGCATAATAAAATAAAAAATACTGGTATACTCTTCGAGTTACTTACCAGACAAATTGCAGTGGATGTAATGAATGATAAAAAAGATTCACCTGCTATAAAAATCATAAAGGAATTTTTCAATAATAAATCCCAATTGGGTAAAGAAAATGAACTTTATAAGATTTTGGTCGAAAAAAAGTACAAAAATTTAAACCAAGCGGAGATATTAATCGAAGCTGTGATTAAAAATCGTAGAAAATTATCAAATCGTAAATTACGAAATGAAAAATACAATTTGATAAAACAAATCAAAGAAAACTATGGTGTAAACGCGTTTTTTAATTCAAGAATTCCAAATTACAAAGTATTAGCATCAGTTTATACTTTATTTGAAAATGAATCTGTAAAAGAAGTAGTAGATTCTGTAGAGGAAACAGATTCAAAAATAACTATATTAGAAGCAATCACAAGTTCAGACATCAAATCAAACAAATCTTCTAATAAAGTGTTAGAGTCGTACCAAACTCAAGATACGGATGTAAGATTATTAACTTATCAGTTATTAGTTGATAAATTTAATAAAAAATATAGTACTCTAAGTGAAAATCAAAAGGATTTATTGAGAGAATATATCAATAATCTTTCCAACACTAATTCTTTAAGAGAA